CGGTTCTGCGGCCAGCGGTTCTGCGGCCAGCGGTTCTGCGGCCAGCGGTTCTGCGGCCAGCGGTTCTGCGGCCAGCGGTTCTGCGGCCAGCGGTTCTGCGGCCAGCGGTTCTGCGGCCAGCGGTTCTGCGGCCAGCGGTTCTGCGGCCAGCGGTTCTGCGGCCAGCGGTTCTGCGACCAGCGGATCTGCGACCAGCGGATCTGCGGGCGGATCTGCGGGCGGATCTGCGAGGGGTTCTTAAAAGTTCAATAGTTTCTGATAAATCAAGTCCATCAAGTTCACGGCGGTCAGTTCTGCGAGCTGATCTGCGGGCACCTGTTCTACGGGCTGATCCACGGCGAGTATCTCTTCTTTCGCGAGTTCCTCTTCTTACCATATTTTTATACTATAAACAATATTTTTTTTTTAGAAAATGGATAAATCAACATCAAGGCATATATTTTCATTTTTTGAACGTAAAATATCACGGATGAGATCTTTTGATATTCCTCCACAATGGATCATATATAATGAAACTATTAATGGTGAAATAGTTTTTCCATTGTAACAATAAATAAATATATTCTTTTCTTCAATTGAGGTTTGGATATATTCTATAATTTTATGAATGTTTTCTTTTAAAACTAATAAATCTTGTTGAGGATTTAAATGCGGACTTAAAGGAATCCTTATTTTATGAATTTCATCTTTGTCTAAAAAACCTTTGTCAATTGTACAATTAATAACAATAGTGATTAAATTATCTTTCATAAAATCTTCATTATAAGCATCGATATGATCCCCAATCCATAAACCAGATAGTATTTCTGTGATCATCTTTAAATTTGATAAATTATTTAAAAACTATTTTAAAACAAATTAAAGAACATGGATACTTTTCAAAAACATTATGACTACTTAACAACACTTGAAAAAGTTGATGAGGTTAATGTCAAAACATGTTGTGAAAAGAAAGAGAATCATCAGACAAATGAAGGTGTCATAAAATGTAGAGTTTGCTTAGATATTATCAGCAACATTACCAATAATCCTGAATGGAGATATTATGGTTCAAATGATACAAAAAATAGCGATCCAACGCGTTGTGGAATGCCTGTTAATGATCTTTTACCTGAATCTTCTGTTGGTTCATCGGTTTCATTTAATTCAAACACAAAAACAATGAATCAAATCCGTAAATACCAACAATACAATCAAATGCCTTATAAAGAGAGAAGCCTTTATAAAGTATTCTGCGACATACAAATAGCTTGCAAGAAGGCACATATTTCAGTTAAAATCCAAGAAGAAGCGAAATCTCTGTATAAAATAGTTTCATCAACAAAGATATCGCGTGGAACAAATCGTCAAGGTATTATAGCCGCATGCGTTTACTTTGCTTGCAAAGAATGTGGTGTCCCACGAAGTTCAAAAGAAATAGCTGAGGTCTTCGACTTAAATGTAACTGTCATGACAAAGGGTGTAAAAAAATGTCAAGAAACGATATCCATGAATAAAAATAATAAGAAACGATTAACAACTAAAAAATCAATTAAACCACATGACTTTATTGATCGTTTCTGCAATCACTTAAAGATTGAAGAAAAAGATGTCCAAAAAATAAAAGAAATTTGTGAAATTGCAATTCAACATAATATTATTATTGAAAATACTCCTCCTTCGATTACATCAGGTTGTATATATTTCTATGTTTCACATCATAAAATAGACATATCTCGTAAAGCTATTTCGGATATTTGTAAGATCTCAGAAGTAACTATTAACAAATGTTCCAAAAGATTGGAGGAAAACTTAGAACTATTTAACAAAATAATACACAACTCCGAATAGAATAGCAATAATACACGATTTTAACAGTACATAAGGCATTTTGGATTTCTCAAACTGAATATCATAGAAAAATGGAACATCTTTAAATCGTAGATAATTATCAACTGATTCTGTATTGAAAAATAAAGATAACAGAAGGGTAATAATAACTCCTCTCTGATCATAGAATAACTTCTTAATTCTTTCAGAAATATTTTCTTCTTTCATTTTATGTTGTTGTTCTTGGAGTTCCTTCATTTGTTGATGTTGTTGATGTTGTTGTTGTTGGATTTGATGTTGTTGTTGAGCCATTTGTTGGCGCTCCATCATCATTTGTCTTTCATGTTGTTCTTGTTTCATCAACATTTGTCTTTCTTCATCAGTTAATTGTGGCATTTTATGTTGCTGAGGAATCGCTTGGGTTTCTGTATTCATATCATTAATAATCGAATCCACCATTGTATTTTCTTCATTGGTTAACTTATTATTTGTAATGTCCTTCATTAAATCATTAATCTCTGTTCCCATTTATTGATTTAACTTATAATTATTATTTCATATATAAACGTAATCAGTTGACTACGACTATATTATGGTTTGTGAGACACTGTTCAGATAAATAAGATCCGATAATATATCCAAGGATAATTGATAGACAATATTTTATTATTAATTTTATAGTTTGTTCATAATCATTCATTGTATTATTATATAATCTATTTTATATTTTTTTTTAATATGATATTGTTATCAGAAGATATATAATTTAAACCAATAATAAATGATAGAGTTAAGAACATCACTTTTGTATCGATAAATTCATTCATTGTTATTTCTCCTTAGAAAAAAATGTTGAATGAATTGGTTCAGGCACTCCATTACTAACGGCATCCATTTCATAGAGAAAACCATTGTTTCTGTAGCCACGATGTGGGTTCAATTGATATGATTCTTTCACTTTTGTTTGAGTTTTCAAATAATCCGGTTGATTGATATAGGCTTCTACTTTATTATTTAAACATAATGATCCAATTATTATTAGAATCAAAATAAATAATAACTCCATCTATATACTAATAAATATTTTATGAGCACTATTTCTGATTTAGAAATCTTGACGGATATGTTATTTGATGATACAATCTATGACGAGGTTGATAAGATGGAAGAATGTAAACCAAAAGAATATTATCATGGTAAAGCCCTTTATATTCGTAAACAATTAACTGATAATGACAACTACTTTTATTTCTTAGAATCATTCTTAAAAGATTTTAATTTATTGTCTGAGGAACAAAAAAAACATCTCAAAGAAATAATGCATATTCGTCCCGAAGTAATTGTAAAAGAGAAGTTAGTTGCTCCAAAGAAAAAGAAAAAAAATAATAAACCACAATTAAATATGGATGACTACTAAGGTTCCTCATCAGAAAGAAGCTGAAACGGATCCAACGGTTTGGGTTCTTCTTTTCTTTTTCTCTTTTTTTGTTGAGAAATTGTGTCTTTCAGTTGTTGTACTTTTACAGGATTATCTTTATAAGACAGTAGATCATTGTAGAACAAGAGAATCTTTTCAACATTCTCAGACCACCATTGTTTGTCACGAACAACTAATGTATTTTCATATCTTGTAATTTTCCACCATTTAATCTCATGAATATTTGTCTGATCTGATGAAGCGATCCATTCATGAAGTTCTTTGTCCGATTGATTCAGCTTGCAATAATGGTAAGATAATTTTTCATTATTCTTATAAGTAATTGTAACCCCTTTGGGATAGTTTAACATTGTTCTTCCATTTTGAAGAATCCCATCAATCTCAAAAATATCTTTCTGATATTCTTCATAGTTCTCATACTCTTCAATTTTAACTTGGAGAAAGTCACATTCATCTAAATCACAGACTTCAAGTTGTCCTTGCACTTGCATCCAATAATGATGAGGAACTGATTTTGTAAACTTTCTTTTGGGAGGACATTTGATCTCAACCATCCGTGCTACAAATGGATCATTCCCTGTATCGTCGCAAATACCATCCGGAGACGCACCAAAGGCTTCGAACGAAGGATGGGGGACTAATCCAAAATCCAATATTTTTACATTATTTAATTCCTCATAGAATTGAATAGCTACATCTTCATATTTTACTCCCCATTCAGTAATTGGATTCGGAAGATAAGGTGTATCTTCAATTTTCGATAACAATAATTCCTCTCTGGATTGAAAATGACATTTGTCAATCGCTGTACCCAAAGAACTTGCAGTCAACTTTTCTTTTCTCATTTCATACCACTCGGGACTTCTTTGTTCTGGCAATTTAAGTTGTTTCAGAGTATTCAATATTTCCTTTCTTCTCCGATAAGTATTGCTGAGTGATTCTTTATGTTCGAGGACATCCTTCACGATTGTTTGAATGACATATTTTTCGGATTGATTCTTCACTTCATAAATAAAACATAGAAGATCGACCGATTCATCATAATCCTCAATTGTCGCGTCTCTTAACTGTTCTTCAATGTCTGCCTTTTTTATATTCATGCTTATAAATATAATACACCCTGTTCTTAAATATCAAATTTGAATTAATTTGTAGCCGATGTACATAAAACTAAGAAACGAAATGAATCTCTCTGATTCTGAGGAAGAAGCCTCCACGAGAATTCAATGTATTCATTGCAAAAGTATCATTGAAGGGAAGCCTTGGATTACTGTCCTTCACAACAAACATAATATTTATGGTTGTAAATATAGTTGTGGAAAGCAAATCGGTTATCATATTGGACATGGGTACTGGGAAAATGTCGTAAATAAAGAAGACTTTAACGAACCGCGACCTGTTACCAAGTTCAATGTTCAAAAAGACATTACATCAAAGAGTTATTTTAATACGCAACTACGGGACGAAATTGACCAAGAACAACTACTTGTAGATCAGGAAGAACTTGATTATCAGGAACTATACGATGAATTAACAGATGAGGAACTTTCGGAATAAATTAATATAGTTATGTATAAATGGAACAAATTTCCGGTGATGACTGCTTTCGTGTCTTAGATAATGATGAATATATTCTTTTTTATTTTACAGCTACTTGGTGTGGTCCCTGTCAAAGAATATATCCCGATATTCTTCAATCGATTCAAGATTTTAATACTAATACAATACGGTTTTATAAAATAGATATCAGTGATGATGACAATACTGAAATTGTAGAAAAATGTAATGTGAATTCAGTCCCTACATTTATTTTACTAAAAAACAGGACATACATTGATAAAGTGAATGGTGCTGATATAAACGCTTTTAATAATCTAATCTTAAATAATTGTCAATTAAAATAATTAAAGATTACCTCACAATTATATATAAATGGACGAGGCAGAGAAAACAAAGTTGTCTTTTGATGATCTTAATTTAAAGGAAACTATTTTAAGGGGTATATTTTCTTATGGATTTGAAAACCCCTCGAAGATTCAATATGAATCAGTTCCAATTATTATGAAGGGAAAAGATGTAATCGCACAAGCCCAATCGGGAACAGGTAAAACAGGTGCATTTGTGATTGGTGTCTTAGAACGCCTTCAAGTTGAGAAATTAGAAACACAGATTCTTATTATTAGTCCAACACGGGAACTAGCATTACAAACAATGGATGTTATTAAGGAAATTGGTAAGTATTTGGATGTGACTATTTTAGATGTTATTGGTGGAACGAATGTGAATGAATGTCGTTCAAACCTAGACAAGTTACCTCAAATAATTGTTGGTACACCTGGTCGCGTTTTAGATATGATTAATCGTAAAAACTTATTTACAGATAAGATCCATACATTAGTATTTGATGAAGCAGATGAAATCTTATCTTATGGGTTTAAGGATACAATTCATGGAATCATTAATTTTATTCCCAAAGAAACACAGATCTGTTTATTTAGTGCTACTATGCCGAACGAAGTTCTTGAATTAACAACTAAGTTCATGACAAATCCGGAATCTATCTTGGTTAAGAAAGAAGCGTTAACATTGGAGGGTATTCAACAATTTTATATTAATATAAAGGTCAGTGATTGGAAATTGGATGTTTTAAAAGATCTCTATGAAACTATTAATATAGCTCAATGTATAATTTATATCAACTCAAAGAATAAATTAATGGAGGTAAATGATATACTATTAAGCGATAACTTTCCCGTTGCATGTATTCATGGCGAAATGGATAGTCTTCATCGTAAAAAAGTTATGGACGAATTTAAAAGTGGTCATTCCCGTATTCTTCTTTCAACCGACTTATTATCCCGAGGAATTGATATTCAACAGTTGTCATTAGTTATTAATTTCGATCTACCCAAATCAAAAGAGACATATATCCATAGGATTGGAAGAAGTGGTCGTTATGGACGCAAGGGAGTCGCAATTAATTTAATCACAGATAGAGATATGTATCATATGCAAGAGATAGAAGCCCATTACAATACGAAAGTGACTCAAATGCCTCAGAATATTTCGGATTATTTAAGTGTTTAACCCCAACTATTTAAAAAAGTGTGCGTATATATGATAATAATAAATTTTTAGTTATAATAAATGGAAGATATTAATATTGATTTTGATTCCGATAATAAAAAGATAAATATGGATAAAGAAGGTGGGGGAGAAACACCCTTAAATATTCAAAAAGAAAGTACAAATGAATTATTAGGTGTAGAGCTATTAACTAATGGTAAAGCAAAACCTGAATTAAATGTAAGTGGTTCGGTGGGGGGTTATTCAAGTGGTGAAGAATCGGTTACTAAGAATACAAAAAATGAAGATCATAATTTTTTTAAATCAGATGAAATTGATATTTCTGGTATTCATATAGACGAAATATCATTGAATGAACCGAAACCTGCTGAACCGAAAACAATTCCAGTTGATGATCCTATGATTAATTCATCAAAGGCGACAGATAACGGTGGATTTAAACCCTTGCATTCAATGAATGCTCAGGATGTAAAAAATGAAAAAATCGATTTAATTTATAAATTCAAGAAATTGGAAAGTCAAGGTATCCGGACGACAATGAATTATAATATGAATTCACATCTTGAAGACATGAGAAATGAATATTTGAAACTAAAAAAACAGAGGGAAGTTGATAATTCGATTAAGTTTCAACGGAAAGTAATGATGGCTCTAATCACGGGTGTTGAATTTATGAATAATAAGTTTGATCCATTCGATGTTAAATTAGATGGATGGTCAGAATCTGTGAATGAAAATATAAATGATTTTGATGAAGTTTTTGAAGAATTATCTGAAAAATATGGTGGTAAATCTGAAATAGCTCCTGAATTAAAATTATTAATGATGCTTGGGGGGAGTGCTTTTATGTTCCATTTAACAAATACAATGTTTAAATCATCAATCCCAGGAATGGATGATATCATGAAACAAAATCCTGATCTTATGAAACAGTTTGCTCAGGCGGCTGTTGGATCAATTGGAAAACAGAATGAAGGCCCTCCACCAATGAGAGAAACAATGCCTCAACCTCAACCTCAACCCCGAGCAAACGATATACGACAACAAAGTTCAGCTCCTGATATGGAAGGTCCTAGTGGATTGGATGATATTATCAATCAAATGAACTTACAACCCGGAGATATTCCAGATTTAGATAGTATTTCACTAATGAGCGGTGATACAGATAAAAAGAGTATTGGTAGTGGTGGTATGACGTTAAACTTGTGATTTAATTATATCTAATTCTGTTTGAATGTTTTCTATTCTATCATTGATTGAATAGTCTTTATAGCCTTCTTCTTCATCAGAAGTATCATTAAACAATTCACTAATAGTTAGGATAAATACTATGGTTAGAATTATGGACGTTACGATATCCTTTGTAGCCATGAAAAAAACTCCAAAAATGAATAATCGTCGTAAAGTTTTATTATTAATATTCTTTTTTTGTTCTTCATTTAATTCTCCAATGATGAAACGACCTCCAACGGTTACGATAATCATCATTAAACCAATTAAATATTTATTCTCATTTATATTTTTCAACATTATTTTATGATCCATTTAATATATTCTTATAAAAAAAATATATTTCATAATTAATAATGATGGAATTAGGCTGTCCCTTAGATGTTGCATTTCAGGGAATAGAAAAGAAAAAGAAAGAGAAAAAAAAGAAGACAAAACCTATCCCCGAAGAACCTGAAAATGTTCTCCCCTATACACCAGAAGAAAATAAAGAACAATACTCGGAATTAAAGGAAGAAAAAGAAGAAACAAACAACAATGTCATACAACTTACCAACGAAGAATATGAAGCATTTAAAAAATATCAACTCGAAAGATATATACAAATTCGTGAAAAAGGTATGCAAGAACAATATAGAGAAGGTTTTTCAAATGTTAACGATGATTTTAATGACGTTTTACTGTTTGGTTTAATGGGTATATTTTTCTTAATCTTTACAGATTATGTCTATAAATTAGGAAAACGTTCTTATTAAGATAACTTCATTGTTTTTTCTTGCATCGCTAATAAATCATTTTCATTATAAACAAACCCACCATTCGGTTTGTATTCATCTATTAACTTATAATCACTCTTCTTCTTCTTCGTTGGCTTAACACCCACCTTTTTCTTTGTTTTCATCTCCCACGAGATGAACAACCAGTTCGGATCAATATACATATGTTGAAATCCATCCTTTGCCAATGATTGAATTAAATATTTCCGGAGATCATCTATATTGTATAAAGGGACACCAATTATAAACTCGGGAATCTGAAAAAAACAATAGGTTCGCTCTAATCCAGCGTTGTATTTAATCCGAGTATGGATTTGTTTCAGGATATCATCAAACTTTTGAAGTCGTTTCATATTCTTTTCTTCAATGGTTTCGTATAATTGGTGAATATTTAATGAACTCATAATTTATAATTCTTATAATTTAAGTCTATAAATTATTTTAGAAATATAAAGTATTGTTAAGAATATGAAAATAGATACATTAATTTTATCGGGTGGAGGTATTAAATGTATTTCGTTTTTAGGAGTCCTTAAATATATGATTGAAAATCAACTCGTATCCTCTGATTTTAAAGAAATTATAAATATTATTTGCGTCTCAGGCAGTATTCTTGTTGTTTTACCATTATTACTAGGTATGTCCATAGATGTTATCATTCAATTATTCATTGAGATTGATTTATCTAATTTTATTGATTTTAAAGATATTAAAGTCGATACATTTTTAACTGAATTCGGACTCTTTTCAAATAATGCAATTTATCAATTAATCAATAAAATATTTAGTTCATTAAATATTAAAGAAACGATTACCTTAAAAGAACTTTATGGAATAACAAACAAAAACGTTGTTATTAAAGTTGTAAATATTTCACGTGGAGAAGCTGTTTATATGAATCATGAAAATTATCCCGATTTAAGTGTATTAAAAGCAATTCAAATGACCACGTGTATCCCTTTTATTTTTACTCCAATTATCTATGAAGACGATTACTATATTGACGGAGGTGTCTATGGAAACTTTCCAATTGAATACATCAATGAAAAATACAATATCTTTGGTATCAATATCCGTTCAAAACAAACAAAAACAGAAATTCACAATATCATTGACTACATTTTAAAACTTGAAAAAACAGTTTGGAAAACAATTAACAATTTTACCTATTTTGAAAATAAAAGAGTTATTCATTTAGACATCCAAGGATTTCCACTTCATTTTGAAGAAGACATCCAATTAAAAAAAGATTATATTAATAAAGGCTATTTACAAATAAAAGAACATTTCAAGAAGTATGGTTCTGAAAAACATACTGATTCAAGTCTTGATGATTCGAAAGATTAAATAACGATGACACTGTTGGTGAAACTATTTTTTTGTATATTTTAGTCCAATCCTTGTCGTGTGACTCAATATACCTCCCACCTGTAAATAATAATAATTTAGTATGATACCATTTATCAGGATCATCAGATAACAATTGTGCTCGATGAGTTATTCCGATCGAATTTGCTTTGTCAATTTCACGCAATAACTCATGAATTAATTCTCTCTTCTTTTCATGAATTACTTTTCTCTTCTTTTCGCGGAAGATCTTCCGCTGTTTTCGTTTCTTCTGTTGTTCATCACCCCTTTCATTGTATCGGTTGTTCTCTATTTGAATTAACCGAAGATAACGATCCTTCAATTGCATTACATTCTCTTCGGATAACGCCTTATAATAATACTTCTCTTCATTGATTTTTTCTTGTATATACTTTGTATATTCCCCTAAATTTAATCCATCACGAAAAAGTTCATCTTGTAGTAAAAAAAGCTTATCCATCGCTGTTATCGTTTTCCGTTTCTGTTGAACATGTGTCTTACGATTCTTAATCCCCTCACGTACCTTATTAACACGAGACCGACCTGATTGACGATGATTACTATACATTTTCTTCCTTACTATACATAAGACTTTTTTAAATAATTTAATCTTCATCATTAATCTTGAAATTAAACATCGGAGAACGAGATGTTCCATTTGGACAATTATCAGATTTAAGTTTCCCAATACTTAATCCATATTCAGTCTTTTCTTGGAGCTTTAATAGTTGGGCCTTGACTTCTTTCTTATCTGGTCGTTGTCTAGATGATATCCCTTCATCATCACAGTAATCTTCCCACGAATCATACAATTCATTAAACTTTGTAAAACCGTCACATTCTGTCAAACAATCATCAACCCAGTTGGAAATAAGATCATTACTATTTTGATATCCCTTTGTCTCCTCTTTGACTTCCTTCGGTGGTAGAGTCCCCGTTTTATCATATTCTTCATACTTTTCAAGAAGTTTGATCATAAATAATAATTTCCATTGTTCAAGTTTCATTGACAATTGTTCATCCGCATAATACTGATTTCTTGCAGGATCAATTGACTTTTCATTATTTGTAAACTTCGAAATAAACTTCACCACCTCAATCCGTCTCCAAATACCACCATCATTACCCCCAAGTTGTGGAAGATCATTACACATAAGAACAATTTTGAATTGAGGCTTAAATTGTGTCGTTTCCTTAAACAAACCTCTTGATGTCATCTTATCACCTCCTGTCATTTGCTTTAATTTACCAATATAAATCGTATCCGTCTTTTCAGGTTCTGACATGGATACAAAACGTGCATTCTTAATATTCTCTAACTCAGGGGAAGCTGCTGATGAACTTCCACGTTTCGTAGTTAGAAACCCTACATCCATTGATTTTGAATAATCACCAAGTGTAAAATCAAGAAGTTCAACTAATTTTGATTTCCCATTACCACCTGAACCTGTCCAAAAGTAGAACTTTTCTTCACGGATCTCACCTGATAAACAACTTGATAAGAACCTTAATGTATATTCAAGAACATCTTTCACTGGAAATACTTTTTCCAAGAAATCATTTAACCCTTCATTGAGTTCATCATAATTTGCTAATTCCTTTGAGATCTCGATAATTGATTGAATATCAATCGGTAAATCAGACTTTACAACAGGCAAAGACAAACCCGTTGATAAACTAACATAATCAGAAGGAAGACCACCACGAAATACTGATTTATTAAGATCATAAACACCGTTCTCAAAACCAATTAGATTTTTTTGATCGTTTAATTTCTCAGAAAACTTCTTGTCGTAAAAGAATTCCTTACATTCTTTCATAATCTTATCCTTGTAACTTGAATCTTTCAATTGGATTTGAACTTTGAGAGCACTTGTATGGCGTTTATCATACATCTCTTTTAATTCTTCATTATCTTCTTCATTTGACTTTGTCTTGTAAATGAGTCCATAATGATTATAAACATCAACAATTTCATTGGACAGCTTGGAACGAAGTTCATGACCTACCTCAGTCATTTCCCATCTCCCCCCATTTAACTCATTAAAGAAATACCATGCATTTTCTTTAATATTTGCACATACAAAGCAATCCTTAAAATAATGATAAATTACATTTGCTACATCAGCATGAGATCCCGAAGTTTTAACACTTGAAAGAACAGCATCTGATAAAGAATCAACCTTGATTTCATTGTATTTCTCTAAATTATCCAGTTTAGCCCAATAATGGAGAGATCCTATTGTTAAACTCTTATTATTATTCTTATCAAACCATTCCCATTGTTTTTCACATTCTTTTGAATTATTGTACATGGGCCACTTTTTACTAAATGCGATCCATGAGGGTAAGAGTGTCGGACTAATACTATGAAGACAATATCCCACTTCCATCCAGCTCTGATAATCACTCGCTCTTTCTTCTGACAAACACTTAGTCGCCAATTCTTTGGATACCTCAATATCATGCTTCTTCACATTATTTAACACTTGAAGATTAATATCCTCACTTGAAATACTCTCAATTGAAATACTACTTTTTAATGAGGTAGAGCTCATCTTACTTTTAAGATGATCTTTATATCCTACACTTATCTCATTGTGTGTAACACTATTCATCTTCACAATTTCACTTGGATTGGATACATATACATCCGTAGGGAGATTCAAGAGATTATCATCAGATAACTTAAATATCTTTGTTAATTGATACCTGATTTCATTCGGCTTTCCAGAACCATAAATGAACCAATTACCACCTTTGTAAATATTATTATCAATGACTTCTTCTATCTTATTTGAAGGTGGAGTGAATCCATTGTCAATAAAGAACTTACTATAATCTTCTTGAATAATTTCATCACGTAACTTCTGATATGTCTTTTTCTCAGCAATAATATAAGGGAATAAGAAGTGAATTCCATCCTTTACTTTATAATTCTTTTGAGGGGCATCGAGAATACTATCTTTCTCCATGACCCAACATACCCTTTGATTTTCGGATAAATCATATAACTTATCTATATGATAAAAGATATCTTTAATAATTAACTTTAATACATCCTCGTTATATTGACGCCCTTCAACTTTATCTTTGTATTTAAAATCTAGATCGATAACCAACCTACAAATAGGTTGCACCTTCTCTACAATTGATATGTTATTCTGCTTCTTAAAGATAGCTTTTGAGATTAGATCGTAAAATTCATCTATTCTTTCTTCGGGGATTGTATAGGAACCACCACACGAAATATCACCACCACCATAGATTGTATGTGTATGTTGCTCTTTCTTAGGATAATTTTTTAAGAAGAGATCTAATCTATGATAAATCATTCTATCTATCTATATATTCTAATGCTTAGGTATAATTTTTTTCAAATTTATTTTGTAGAAAAAATAATTATTTAAAAAGGAATAACCGATAAATAAGATAGACGATGTCATCAAACGCTTTAAAAAGAATACTAACAAAGGATATTAAAGAAATAACAAATAAGGAATTAAGTTCATTAGGAATCTATATTCATTTTGATGAAGAAGATATGTTCCAAGCAAAGGCTATGGTTGTGGGTCCCAAAGATTCATTGTATGAAGGTGGTTTCTTATTCTTCTCAATAACATTCCCTAAGAATTATCCATTTTCACCACCAGATGTATCCTATATCTCACGAAACAATATTCGTATTCACCCGAATCTATACGTGGGCGGCCATTCGAAAACCGGATTTGGAAAGGTATGTTTATCAATACTTGGAACATGGTCCGGACCACGTTGGACAAGCATAATGGACATTACGACGGTTCTGTTATGTATTCAGTCCCTACTTGATAAGAATCCACTTCATCATGAACCAGGTCACGAAAAAAATAATACACCAACAAATACATATTACAATCAAGTAATTCAATATGAATCACTGAATACACTCTTCATAAAAAACTTTACAGATATACCTCAGGGTTATACTTTATTTTATAATGATATGAGATTCGAGATACAAAAGAATAAAGATTCAACATTACTATTATTGGAACAATTATCAAAACAGAAACCATGTAGAGTTGAAGTCCCTTTGTATCGTATTTCCCATTATATTGATTATGAACAATTAAGTATAAATATTAAAGATCTCTTTCAAAGAGAAGGTTTCTAAATTTGATAAATAATTTAAGAATATAAAAAATAAATATAGATAGTATAAATAGAATGGAGATTAACTTTTGTGACACATGCGATAATCTGTTATTCCTGTACTCAAATGATGAGGATAACAAACTATACATGGGATGTAAAAATTGTGGTACAAAGACAGATTATGAAGATAGTAAATGTATTTATAATAACGATTATAAAATTGATCTAAGTGAAACCATTAATCAAAATCAGAACTTAGTGGATGACATTACTTTACCAACAATTCGTAATAATCCAAATATTAAGTGTCCAAATGCAGACTGTGAAAGTAATAAAGAAGGTGAAGTATCTGAGCTATTGTATATTAAATATGATCCCAGCGATATGAAATATATGTATGTCTGTAAGCATTGCTTCCAAAAATGGACCAATTAAATTTGATAAATTATATAAAGTATTATATAAAGTAGTATATAAATGAGTGATAGTAACATTCTAAGCGATCAATCAGATGAAGAATCTTATGATGTTAATGTAAATATGACAAATCTAAATATTGAAGAATTAAATAGTTTTAAGGAAAATTATGAAGAATTGAAAAAGACTTATATTACTCGTCCTGTTTTAACAAAGTATGAAATGACCAAAATTGTTTCAGAAAGATCCCAACAATTAGTTAATGGAGGCGTTTCATTTCTCAAAAACCCGGAGGCATACAATTCACCTTATGAAATATCATTGGAGGAATTAAGACAAAAAAAGATACCTTTTATTGTGAAACGACCTATTTCAAATCGTTTTGAATACTGGAAATTAGAAGATTTAAGAATTATCTGAAAAAAATAATATATATAATAATATAAAATGGAAGATGTTTGTGTTGTATGCTTTGCTTTATTAGTTATTATTTTAATTTCACGTATTTCTTTTACGAATGATCTTAATGAGGGTCTAATTATGGATGAGCTCAGAGGTTCGCAAGGTCTCGGTTTTGAGCAAGGGTTCCAAAATCAAGAAGGCGGTGATGATAATGTCGAACCAACCCCTGTTAACGGCAACGGCGAACCAACCCCTGTTAACGGCAACGGCGAACCAACCCCTGTTAACGGTAACGGCAACGGTAATGGCAACGGTAATGGCAACGGTAATGGCAACGGTAATGGTAACGGCAACGGCAACGGTAATGGCAACGGTAATGGCAACGGTCCAGCTCCAGGTCCCGCCAGAAAGCCGG